GTAGTCTCCTGAATCTCTCTCTTAAAGCGCTCTGCGTCACTATTACCGTCAGATAGATGCAGTAACCAAATCTCCTCAACATTACGGGTATCATTGGCTTTCAGAAATTCCTTAACATGCTCCAGGCTGAAATGTGAGCGGAGCAGCCGCTTTTTCTGAGCCGGATGAAGCTCTCCTGCTGAGACCCGGCGGTTTACGATATCAATGGAATAATTGCACTCAATCATAATGTGGGTGAGTCCTTGGAACTTGTACCGGCAGTAATAGCTATCCGTCAGGAAGAGAAGCTTATCGCCGTCCTGATTCGCCAGCAGCCAGCCCAGCGGCTCCGCTGCGTCGTGCTCTACGCCGAACCCCATGATTGTCCAAGTACCAAGCGTGAACGGCTCCAGCACTACCACGGCGCGCAGGCGGTGCCCAGCCAAGCCAAGTGCATCCGCTGTCCCGCGGCTGGTATACACGGGGATGCCGGCGCGCATGATGTCCGCGGCCGCCCGGCTGTGATCGCCATGCTCGTGGGTGATAAGGCAGCCGGCTATATCTGTCATCCGAAAGTTAAGCGCCCGCTGAATCGACTTATAAGAAAATCCGGCTTCCAGCAGGAGCACGGTGTGGCCGTCCGATATTCGGTAGGCATTACCGGCGCTACTGGAGCCGAGGCTTTGAATGTCTATCATTAAAAATCCAACTCTTGTTCCTTAGGAGGAACATCTGCAGCAAAACCATGAGGGTCATCGACAGGTTGCTTTGTACGTGGTGCCGACTGTTGTTTCGTTGACGGCGGAGCAGCATCCGGTTTGATATCAATCACTTCTCTATTCGCATGCTCTGCAATCTCTACTTTGACTTCTTCAGTCGTCACATCAATACGCTCGTCATACTCATTTTCTGTCGACCGATTAATGGCATCAACCAACAGGTCACTGTCATCACTCGTATTGATGTAAGCCTTAGCCGCGCGATTGATCACTGTCCGTTTCGCCATTTCCTGCGGGAATTTTTTATGGACAGATTGGCTAGTTTTGCTCTGACTCCACGATGCATCAACTTCCTTTTTTGTCATGACGGTAAGGATTTCTTCATCATCAACCGACTTCACGACGGCATACACACCTAGAATTTCATTGTCTCTATTTTCAAAATTGGTTTCGTGTTTGACCAATTTTTCGCGTCCGCCAGCCACTGCATATTCAAAAACATCGCCCTTATAAATCACGTTTGCCCAAATATCTTTGACGTTGGACAAACGTTTCAGCACAGCTTGTGTCCCAAAGTAGGAACGGTTAAGCTGAAGCTTGCTGCCATACACAATGAAATAGCACTGTGTTTTGGCCGGGCTTAGACCTTGCACAACCATATCCAGCAGTGCATTTGCGACAGATTCCCGCGAGCACACCTCCAGCGCAGGCTTGCCATTCTTATCTTGAACCTCTTGGAGCTTGAAGAAGGCGCTTTTTAGCGCATTGCTCGCATTGTAATTCAAAGGCAAGATCAACCCGTCATCCTGCAACCGTGTAAGGCTACGATTAACATCATCAGTGATGTCCTTTTGAATAATCGCCACCTGATTAGCTGTACTCAATTAAATCGCCTCCTTTTTAAAATGGTCTTTAAAATATTGACCATTCTTCTTAATGTGATGATCAACGCCTACTTGAGATCCGGAGATGATCATCTCAGTACCATCTTCGTAATATGGATTAACAATCTGACCAATGAATAATCCATTCGAAGGATCAGAAGCAGTTACTTTGTAAGTGGTATTCATTAATTAACCTCCTTGTTTTAGTCACAGTAAGAACGGTGGCAGTGTGGGCATCCAGTAACAAGCTCCTGACCTGCTTTTTCAACAGAAATCCCAGCGGACTCACGTCCATCGGTTTTCCCTTTCCATACATGGTGACCAGGTGCATAAATATTTTGATTACAAGACCAGCAGCGGCCAGTCTTTGGCGCGAAATGAGGAGCTTCATGCTCCTCACAATACTTCGCCTGCGCTTTAATACTTGCCTGAATGTCATGCATTCACATCGCCTCCTGCATAGCTGCCGTTTCAATGCGCAGCTTCTTATCTGCTTCACTTACAACCAGTCGGATCAACTGAGCATCTGTACTGATTAACTTAGTGACCGCCTCAGCGTTATCGACAAAGATCGGAGCTGAAACTCCGTAATGCTTGCTGAGTGTATTAATAATGTCCAAGCCGACATTGATTCGAGCGGCGTTGTTCAGGCCGCCTTCATACGGAACGCCTTTGTAAAGTGTGTGGCAGACTTCCTTCAGCCCGCCGTTGACCTGCTCTTCGAAGAGTCTGAACCGCGCCAATTTGAATTTGCTGTTGATCTTGGCGTCTAGCAGGTTGACTTTCGTACGGGTGAACTCTTCACATAGGAACAGTTCGTGCTGCAGCCGCTCATATTCACCGGCCAGACTTCTCTCCTGCTGCTCCAACTCGGCGACACGTTGCTGCCCGCGCTTAACGCCGTCGAATTTAGCCAGATCCCGTTCCATATCCTCGACTTCAAGTCGCAGCCTGCCGATCTCTTCCCGGACGCCCGCAGCCGCCGATTGGCTGGATTGTCGAAGCTCTACAATTTCCTGCTGAAGCCGGATCGCCTCGGCAGCCTTGCCAGCATACTCAGGATCTGATGTTGGGTCCTTAACGCCCGCCCGCAGCTCAGTAAGCTCGGTTTCTGCTGCGCTGATCTCCGTCTGCAGAGCAGCCAGAGTGTTGTTAAGCTCGTCAATGTCGATCTGGAGCTGTTTGGCTTCCTGCTCAAATTTCTCTGCTCCGGCGACAGCAGCCTTCCCATCCGCATTAATGCGCGCCTTCCGGTCTGCCAAGCCCAGATTAAAATCAGCCTCCGCCTTTTCATGTGCCGCCTTGATCTGCTCCTCCAGAAGATTCTGTCCGCAAGTCGGGCAGCTCGCATCGTAATGATGTTCGAATACTTCTTCTTTCAAAGCGGTAAAATCTGCTCGCAGCCGCTCTGCTTCCTGACGGCGACCAGCAGCCAAGCGCTCGTTCTGCTTGATTCGCTGCTGCTTATCTTCGATGCTCCTGCAGTATTGGTCGAGCTTTGAATGCTTCAAGTTCACAGCATTTCGCATCTCGGCTACCTTATTCAGCACCGATGATTGCAGCCGAGATTTAATATCGATCTGCTCTGCCTCGACTTCGCGTAGGCGCTTCTCCTTCACAGAAACCTCTCCGCCGGAGAGAATGCGAAACACCTCTGCCTCTCGGGACTCGATTCGACTACGCAAAAGGGCAACATCTTCCTTTAGTAGCTCTTCATCATGATCTGTCACATCCGGCATCTGCCGCTTGACCTCGCTGATGCGGACTGGTAGCTCCTTAATTTCCTTGTTAATAGCTGCACTACGAGCAGTGATGACTTTCTTATGAGCTTCCATTTCACGACCAGCCAAGATTGTAGGAAGCCCGGCCAGCTCCTTATTACTGTGAATGACTTCGTCATCTGTCAGATCGCCGGAAACCTCCAGCAGCACCTTGCGTCGATCCTCTTTCTTCAACACTTCATTGAAATATGAAGGGCTGGTTAGCAGCCTGAACAAATCTTCCTTGATGATGGAGTCGACCTCAGTCTGGAACTCCCGCATGCTGAGTGGGACGCCGTCGACATAATAAGTAGTAGTGTGGCCCTCGAAGCTCTCAACCGGTGCGCCACGCTTCTTTGTCCACTTCTCGGCGTATACCCGACGGAAAATCCGGCGGTGGCCATCTACCAGGAGAGAGCCTTCAATTTCATGCTCCAGCTTGTGCTGTTGAACCATGCCGACAATATTCAGCTCTTTGATCTCGAATTTCTGTTCTGTACGATTCTCACTGTCTTTGCCAAACAGGAGCCAAAGGAAACCGTCGAATATCGTGGTCTTTCCTGTGGCATTATCGCCGAAAATGTCAATGTCCCGGCCATCAGCCGGAACATTGAATTCCTTAATCCCTTTAAAATTACGGAGCGTCAAGCGCTCCAGAACAATACGCTTCAAGCGATCTCCTCCTTCTCAGTCGGCGGTACCGACTGAGGGTATTTGATATTGTCGATGTGTGTATTGACCATATAAGCCAGCTCCGCAATAATTTCATCTGACAAATGGAGCTGAACAGAATAACCTTCTGTCCGCAAGCTAATTACCGCAGGGCAAAAAGGATTTTTTGGAACGATTTCGATTTGGACTGGCTTACCATTCGGGTCAAAAGATGTTGCCATACTCATGCCAAGCACTCCCTCTTGTGTAATGCGCCCTCACCTGCTAAGATGAGGGCAAGTGTATATTTTGATTGTCAAAGAACAAGGATGGCCGCCTGCCCGCGGTCATTTTTTTGATTTCTGTAATAAGGAAGTTGGAACATCGTGCTCAACGATGCTTCGCCAGTCAACAATGACTGGTGCATTCTCCACACTTGCGATCAGGTCGCCATTTTCATCTTCAACATGAAATTCGGAATGGACGTGATCCTCGTAATTAGTACCAGCCTGCCGGATCTCAATAACTTCCCGGCCATCCACTTCTGTGCCAACTTCAAATACTCGGGTAGGATTACTAACCACTGTTAACTTTTGAATGACTTGCATAAGTGCCCTCCTCTCATATGTAATGGATGCGTCAGCCGCATCTCCAAACGCCAACCCGGAGGAAAGGTCATTTCTAAGGGTCGACGCTTGGAGACAGGGCCAAGGCCCTTGCCTGTCCTGTTTAAATACCTGCTGCTGCAGCCATTTGCTGAATAATTTCACGACTGTAAAGCTTACCCTCAAATGATATAAGGTCTTCTTGGCTACCAGTGATCGCGCAGCCTGGTGCATATTTGCGGAAAATGATCTTCTCGTCGTCAACAAAGATCTCCACAGGGTCCTTAATTTCCAGATTCATTGTTCTGCGCAGTTCAATCGGGATAACGATCCGTCCAAGCTCGTCAATTTTGCGTACAATTCCAGTAGATTTCATATACTTAAGCCTCCGTAGGGTTTATTTTTTGAAAGTGATCATTAAAAGCTTTTTGAATCTCAAACGGTAGATTTTCAGTGACTTCCTTCCAAGAATCAAAAGCAGCCTTGGTCATGTCCCGCCTTCTCTCCAGCTCCAGAACCTCAAAGCGAGTTGATGTAGGGGAATAAAGTGACTCGCGGAACCTTCTCTCTGTGGCAGTCTGTTCGTCGCTCACCTGTTTAAAGCGTTCAGCCAGGGCTTGAGCAAAATTAATTATCTGCTGATCCTTCAAGCTGCTCCCTCCTTGCGCTTTTCGCGCTTCGGGATTAAAATAGACAACAAGAGATTCTCTAACCGAGATTTCAATCCAAGTGACTGCCCTAGCCGGCGGTCATTTTTCATTTCCATTTCCGCAAATCGGATCATGTTGTTAAGATGAGCCTCCGCGTCTACGATCTTCCCGGGCAGCATAATGTCCGGATTCTCCCGAATCATCCGCAGGTTATGAGCTGCATGCTGACCTGCTTCCCTTGCCTCTGTAACCAACTGCTCTCTTTCCAAGGCGTTCCCTCATTTCAAATATTTTTTAGCCTTCAGCTCAGCCCGGTGCTCCTTCCAAGTCCCCAACCAACTAAAGGAATACTCTTTACACAACACGGCAGCCAAGTGGGTCAGTGCTGTAATTGCCTCTACCGTCTCCATGAGCAGCCGTTTTATCTGCTGGCGCTCAGTGTCGTTAATCTGCTCGTTGGTCTTGCTGATCGGAGCCAGCCCCGAAGCGTCCAGCACTTCCCTCATCTCCTCGAGCGTTTTGAATAACACGCTGGCTCGATGTAGGTCCACATTATCCAGCCAAGGAGCAGAAGCACCACCGGTGACTTCCGCCGCCGCAGCCAGGAAAAGCTGACTATCATCGTAATGTTCAACCGCTGCTCTCATGACTGGCTCGGAAGCTTTACGGGTTCCTTTAACAATTTTCCCGATCTGAGAGCCATCAACGTGAGCGGCTCGTCCAGCATTTGCTAAAGTGTCTCCCTTACGCTGCATGACATCCTTGAGCGCATCAGGAAAATGTCCAATTGCCAATCTGGTTTCACCTCATTTGTCCAATTTAGTGGGATGCTATCGGACAGAGGCCTGATGTATGATGTTGTTAAGCAAATCCCCTTGCCGATTCCCCACCCGCCGTTGTCGGTACAACTCGGCGGGTTTCCTCATTTCCCGGTTACCTTGAAATTCTTCCTGAACCAATCGAGAAAATCTCCCCAAATGACTCGTTTACCTCTATCACCGCCGATATCGAAAAGCGGACAACCCTTAATTGAGACAATATCGTAAGTTTTGCTTTTATCCGCCTTCAAGCGTCTTGCTAATTCTGGAATCGTGAGTATATCCGTTTCGGAGAATGGAGCTTCTGTTTGATTCATCCATATCTCTCCTTACTTAACTTTGATAAGTACATATCGTGAATATCCCTGACCATGTTCACGGTAATCGAGTAACCAGCCTTCATTCATCAATCGTGTGGCTTCCTCCGCTTTACGCGTTTCCCTAACCTCACGGATGTCAACCATTTCCAATGCAGATCACTTCCTTTCTATTGAAATTATTCAACTTTACGTGGAATAAATGATCAAAAAAAATTTACTACAGGCTCCTTTAGTGCTACTGCGATCAGTTCCAATTCCTTAGTGCTGATTGGTCTCTTTCCGTTTTCCTTCATGTTATAGTTTGATACTGTCATACCTACTTCTTTTGCCACGAACGTTTGAGTTATGCCTTTGGATTTCCTGATAACTTTAATTCTCTTGTGTAACTCCAACCTTATCACCACCTTATTCCACGTAAAGTGAAACTTTATATTTCTGATTATATATTCACTAAAAGTGAAAGTCAACGTTAAATTCAACTTTTAGTGTAATTTCTTTAACGTAGGGTGAAATATTGGTATTATAATGCCAAAGTAGAAAATGGCGGTGTAATAATGAGTTTAGGAAAACGTTTGAAACAAGAACGAGAGCGTAAAGGTTGGTCTCAACTATACGTTGCTGAAAAACTAGGGATAACTAACACTGTTCTTTCAAACTACGAGCGCGACTACCGCGATCCAGACACAAGTACACTTTCCAAGCTTGCAGATTTGTATGAATGTGATACAGATTATCTATTAGGAAGAACGATGGTCCGAACAAAGCAAGAGTTTAACTTAACCTTTTTAGGTGGCCCTGAGCACTATACTGAAGACGAGATCGCAGAAGCAGAAGCAGCTGTCAGACGATACCGCGAAATGAAAAAGCGGGCCTCTGAGGAAGCAAACAAACAAAATAAATAAGCAACTCCCCCAGCCGATGGGGAATCAGAGTGAGGTACCAAATTGTTTATACTTATAGTTTTTCTACTTCTTGGTATTCTGTATAAGAGAGAGATAAAGGCGATAATTTCGTTTCTATTCCTTGGTTTTGTTGTCATGTATTTTTGGGAGGATATAAAGTTAATTGTTTTGATACTAAGTCTAATAAGCTTCATATCATTCTTGATCTTAGGTATAATGGCCGTCTTTAAAAAAGACAAGAGTGCTATACATAAGTTATTAATTTCACTTATATGCTTCCTTATTGTTTGTTTCGGGATAGTAAGCGATGATACAAGCGCAATTCAAACAAAAGGGTCCGCAATAAGTGTTGAAAAACAATTAATATTTTAAAACGAGCCAGCAATGGCTTTTCTTTTAGCTCAAAAATAGAACATATGTACTACTTGTGGAGGGAATTTACATGAGATTTTGTAATTACTTCAAAACTCCATTGGAACAGAGTATCCAGGATGTGTATTTGGAGAATGGAATTTTAGTACCTGAAGATCTAGCTATTGATCGTATTGCTAGAATATTTCAAATCGATGTGGTGTTCGAACAAATAATAACTTTCTCAGATAATCAATTAATGATCATCTTTCTTCAAAGCGGAATAGAGCAAACGGAGCAGCGAAAATCATTCTATCACGAACTCGGTCACGTACTTCGACATGCCGGTGATCAACGCTTTATGTCTAAGCTTTTTCGGCAGCTTCAAGAAGCTGATGCCGAACGATTCTGCCTTTACGCAGCCATCCCTCTCTTCATGCTCGAAAGAATCCAACTACCTGCAGAGGAAGAAACCGCCGCCGGGCATATCGCAAAATTGTTCAGAGTTCCGCCTGAGTTCGCCCTTCAACGCTTACGGCAAATTCAGCGACGGATCGCTGACACAGAATTTTTAACAGCTTTTACATATACAGCTACAGCCAGAGAAGAAAAAGCTCCACCCTTGCCCATGAATACAGAACCAGTTATTCGTGGGATATATGGACTTGATGATCTTTCATCACCTCATACGCTCGTTATAGAGCAACGCGGTGGATTTGATTGGGAAAAGCCACTATACATTGGGATGAATTCAGGTATTAAGAGTGTTGATTCCCGGTCCTACACTTTCCGTGACGGCGCGATAGTGAAGTCAAGTGACCTATCGGTATCATCCGAACGTACCGGATGCGTCATGATCGATATGGGAAGGATTGCATCACGCCATGGCTACGCAGTAGACCGACTTTTTTTACCTATGGAGGCCGTTGACGATGCGATTAATTTTTAATTCGTACAAACTGGGAGGTTTGTCATGAGAGGGCACATTGCTAAAAAAGGTGAAAAATACTATATAGTAGTCGATTTTGATCGTGACGATAACGGAGGCAAACGCAAGCAAAAGTGGTTTTCTGGCTATAATCGCAAGAAGGATGCTGAAAAAGCAATGCCGGATATTCTCTCTAAACTGAATAATGGTACGCTCATAGAGCCATCAAAAAAAACATTTGGGGAATTAATGGAGACTTGGTTGGATGATAAAAAGACTTCTGTAAAATACGGCACCTGGACATCATATAACTGGTTAGTTCATAGACACATCATTCCGCATTTAGGAAAGAAAAAACTAACAAAACTCAAACCTCAAGATTTTCATGATTTTTACCATAAAACGCTTTTAAAAACACTTGCTGTTGGTTCAATCAGAAAGGCACATGTCATTATCATGGATGCACTAAATCGTGCTGTTACCTGGGGGGATATATCGGTAAATGCGGCCTCCACCATAACGCTACCAAAAGGAAAAAAGATGATATTCGAAGTATTGGATGAGCACCAGCTTAAAATATTTCTGGACGCCGCCTTGAATGATCAATATTACCTGGCGTTTGAGCTTGCAACATCAACCGGCATGCGTCAGAGTGAAATTCTTGGTACAAGTTGGAAAGATACAGACTTGAAAACCAAAACTATATCCGTTCGCACAGCATACACGTTGGATGAAGAAGGTTATACGTTGGACGACACTAAGAGTGACGGTAGTGTACGACCTATTGCCTTGTTTGAAGATACAGTGCGCTTGCTGACAAGCGAAAAAGAAATTCGTGCTAAAGTAATTGCAAACAATGAGTTTTACAAGGATTCTGGTCTCGTCGTTCAAACAAGCGTAGGAACTCCAGTCGGTCCTCGTCTTCTCATGAGACATTTTTACCGGATACTCAATCAGATACGAAAGGAACACCCTACATTCCCTAAAATCCGCTTCCATGATCTCCGACATACTCATGCTACCCTGCTCCTTAAAGCAGGGGTACATCCGAAAATAGTTCAGGAAAGATTAGGACATTCATCAATAAATATCACTCTGGATACTTATTCACATGTTCTCCCCAATCTGCAGGAAGCGGTGCTCCGGGGTATCGGTGATTCCATCCTTGGAACGCGTAAAGAGGTCGCGATTTCGACTGAAACCCCCACTTTACTTAACTAAAGGTTAGAAGAATGTTAGAAGCCAGGGGATTTAATGAAAAATGACGCGGTCCCGAAACCTCGGAAATCCGCGCCACGTATGGTTTTTTTGGATGCTGGTGAAGGGAATTGAACCCCCGGCCTACGCATTACGAGTGCGACCAAGCAAGTATTTATAAGGTAGTATAAGGGTTTGCAAGACTTAATTATATACGAGAAATGTTGTTTAGATACTTATAAGGGTTTGTAGATATTTAGTAGCCGTTAGAAGTTTGGTTAGAAGAAATGTTAGAAGAATATGATTGGATTTATCCCCCTCCACTCCTCGGGGCTCTACCTGTTATTCGAAGTGCATCTATCCGGATTCGTAGTTCTTCAAACCATTCATCATCTCGTACATTCATAGCAAAAGCAGAGAGTTGCTGTAGCTTCATCATGTCCCAGCAGTACCGTTCATTGATCTGCAAGCACTGCAGCAGCTCCGGGCCGTGCTCCATTGTGAGCTTGCCTGCCTTGTGCAGATGATACATTTCTGCCAGTCTTACGTGAGCGGGTAGCATTAACGCCGCCCTCTGGCTTTAAGCAGAGCGGCTACAGAGACGATCAGCGCGGCACCAATTAAGATCCAGGTGATTGTGTTCAGCATGTCGGTTCCTCCTTCATGTTGACGGGCAATAGCCCCATATTATACTGCATTCTCTAAATCCCCTAAAGCTTCTTCAAACTCTGAGAATGTATCCCGTAAACTTTCCAGAGCCTCTTTTGCACGTTCCAGCGCTTCCATTCGCTCGTTGTATTTATCAAGTCGTTCCTGAAGCATTTCTCCTAATTCCTCCATGCCTTCCAAGCGGTCGATCTTTTCCTGCAGAGCATCGGCCGCTTCTTCGTATTGCTCAAATAGCTGCTCAATCTCATCTAATGGGTATGCCGCCTTCAGCCCATTGGCTGACTTTACCGCTTTTTCTGTCTCACTCTTATTCATCGTACCCCTCCGTGTATGCCCGCTGGCTGATTGTATCGTTCAAACCGTTTATGTTATGATTGGGTGGAGAGCAGGGGGCGCAACCCCTGCTCTCCGGGAACCTATTTACGTTTGCCTGCCCGGCGGCGTTTGGTTCCTTTTTCTTTAGTCTCCTTTGTCGCTTTCCTCAGTAGGACTAGTGCTGTTGCCAAGTTTACAATGGAGACTGCTAAGTTTGCCCAATCTTTCATAAGCTCTGTTCACCTCCCCTCTACACTTATAATTATACAACGAATATCGTTGAATGTCAACGATATTCGTTGAACTTGTTTACAAGATATTGTATAGTTATGGTGAGGTGAGAAGGTATGTTGAGATTAAAAATTCAAGAATTAAGAGAAGCGGAAAAGCTGAGTGTACGCCAATTAAGTGAGGCCACAAGTATTCGATGGAACACATTAAGTGATATGGAGAAGAACGCTGCAAAGCATTGGCCTCCGGAGCATTTGGAAACTCTTTTGAAGTTTTTTAATCTAACCCATATTTCAGAATTAATTGAATATACGAAAGATGAGGAGGATACTGAATAAATAGTAATCGGGTAAAGAGAGAAGTGTAGTAAAACAGTTTAACCCTTAATACAACAAATCAGTGGGATTATATTCCAGAACAACTCAAGTTCCTTTCATTTATAGATTGTAAAAAAAAGATGCCCTGCAGATCATTGCGATCCGTAGGGCATTATTTGTAGTGTCCTCCGATTTTACCAGCTCGGTCCTTGAGCAATCCGGCATCCGAAAAGGATGCTGCCCTGCCGATAATTGCATCACCGTACTTGTTCTTTAGCTCATCAGTTGCCCGCTCGAGCTCGCGGAAGCGAGGTCGCGTTTCGAACATCGTCAACTGATACTGGTCTTCGTCTGTGAGCGTGGAAAGACTAACTCCTACACTCCGAACTGGGTGTCCATCCCAGTGCCGTTGAAACAACGCCACTGCGGCTTCATATACCAGATTGGTGGCGTTGGTGGGATCAGACATCACACTTTGCCGGGAAAACCCCGTGTGTGCATCAAAGTCCGCTCCCCTAACCCCTACCGATATCACCGCACCATTCACCTTAAGACGGCGGCAGCGCCGGCACACCAACTCGCACAGCTCCAGTAGCACGGTTTTAATCTCAGATAAGTTGCGATAATCCCTTGGTAAAGTCATTTGGTGTCCTACACTCTTGGGTGGTAACTCATGTGTGTGTTGGTTTACTGGACTATCGTCGATTCCGTTGGCAATACGCCAATATAACTCTGCGTCGATATCACAGTTTTTACGGAACTTCTGTTTCATCCTCCACTTCAGCTCAGCCAACTCTAGTTGTGCAAGATGCCCTATGGTTATCAGACCCATGCTACTGAAATGAGCTGTCATACGGCGACCGACCATAAACAAATCCCCAATCGGACGTGGCCAGAGCATTGAAGGCAGAAGCTCTGGTGTAAGTGTAAATATCCCATTAGCATTTTTCTTTGCCCATAAATCGCACGCTATTTTTGCCTTTACCTTTGTGTTGCCAATACCTACTCTTACATATACCCCAGTGTCCTGCCACACTTTGTCTTGTATTGCCTTGGCGATCTCTATCGGTCCTCCAAACAATGTAAGGCTGCCACTAACATCAATGAATTGCTCGTCAATTGAGTATGGCTCAACTTGATCACTGAAGGACCGCAGAATGTCGGTTATCTGTGCTGATACATCTATATAGCGTTGCATATGTGGGCGGACAATTATAACCTCTGGACACTTAAGTAATGCCTCCCTTATCGTCTCAGCTGTAGTAATTCCGTAGCTTTTGGCAATAGGACAAGCCGCCAATACAATGCCACTACGGCGTGCTGGATCTCCAGCCACAATGAGTGGCTTTTTGCTGTATTGAGGATTTGAAGATTTTTCTACAGAAGCATAAAAGCTTTGGCAGTCAGACAACATTATTACACGGTCTTTAGGCATATCGTCTCTCCTGTATGGGGTGCCATGACAGGATACTGGATTCTAAGAATACACGGGGCAAGTTGGTGGTCAGGCATGTAGCCCGGATACGACCGTCACGAATACTATGGACCTCTATCTTGCGTTGCGTAATCTTTTCCGCTTTGTCCTGATATATAATTTCAACTGTTTGGCCAACACTCATTTTCATGTGATCGCCTCCAAAAAATAAGAACATTTGTTTGTATTATAACCGCATTAGGAAATTTTAAGCAATGGGAAAAAGAGACAGTGTGTCCCATGATCCAAGACTTACCTGCCCTCCTACGTCATTCTAAAGATTATAATTATGGAGAGGTGAAACTATGTTTATATCCCCAATGCTGTTGCAAACGGCTCCCGGGCCATTTTCACACAGCGATTATATATTTGAACCAAAGATAGACGGGCATCGTCTTATTTATTCTCAAGAGTCCGGTAAGATCCGGTTATATACCAGACACGATAACGAATGTACTCTGCAATACCCTGAACTACATCTCCCTTTTGCGGAGGATGTTATTTTGGACGGCGAGGTTGCTTGTGTCGATCCTACAACCGGAGTATCAGATTTTGAATCTGTTATGAGTCGATTTCAGGCGAGGCGAGCAGAGAAAATAGTACAACTTACTGCGACACTTCCAGTGTATTATGCCATTTTTGATATCTTGATGTACAAAGGTCAGGATGTGCGTGGGTTTCCCTTGATGAGCCGTAAGGAGATACTGGAGGGATTAACACTACCGTCAAATAGTTTTGGTATAGTACCGCACGTGGAAGGTGCTGGAGAGGCATTGTTCAAACAGATTGAAACAATGGCTATGGAAGGCGTAGTAGGTAAGCGTAAAAACAGTGTATACGAGACTGGCCGCCGCTCTCACGCATGGCAAAAGGTCATCAATTGGACTTATGCGGATGTATATATTACAGGTTATCGCAAACAGGAATTTGGTTGGCTGGCTGCTGTTCCATCCGGTACATCTGGGAAACTACGACCAGCCGGGATTATAGAACTCGGCGCGTCACCGATCCATAAGCAGGCATTCAGAGCTGTAGCCCCACAACTGATTAAAGGCGAGGATAAGGAGTTTGTACATCTGGAGCCCCGGTTACAGGCAAAGGTAAGGATGAGGAACTGGACTAAATCTGGAATGCTACGGAATCCAGTGTTTACTGAATTTGTTATATAAAAAAGGGAATCCTGACGTTAGATTGAAACTGTCAGGATTCCCTTTTTTTATAAATTTATGGATCGATATCCGAAAGTTCTTTCTTCATTAGTATCTTCAAATCTGCAAATAAATCTTTTATTCCTTCACTAAGTCTATCTCTCTCCCTATAGTCACCTGGAGATGGAAACTCAATTAAGACTAACAGCGAGCTAAGAGTTTTAAACAATTCGTCACTTTTTAGCGATACGGATTCAGATAAAAACAAATCCGAAAGTAACAAATAATTTTTAGCCTCTACTAAGCTTCTTCTTGCATCTTGTATTTCAAGTACCCTTAAATACGATTCAAGCTCGCCGATTGCATCTTCCTTATGCTCTTCCCAATGATTCAATATTTCATCTTGCTTACCTTCTGAAATTTTCCTTGCTTGCATAAAAATTTTTATGTCGTCTTTATTAAATTCCTCAAATGATAATCTTCGTCTAAAGCCATATAAACTATGGACATTTCCATCACCTAGCAAAAGTAATTTGAATAACTCAGGGTAAATTTCGTGTCTCTTGACTGAGTAAAGACCGTAATCATGAATTTTTTTTTGAAGATCAAACCTTAGATTTTCTGTATGTATATTCAATTTTTGTTTATGATTCTCTAAGTTCTTTTCTGCATTATTTTTAACTAACCATTGGGAAAGACCTGTTATAAATGCTGCAACGGCTCCCGATAAAAGCAAATTCAATCCATAGTTCATATAACCTCCGTAATGTGAAATCCCCCCATCAGCCGCAGCTAATAGAGGGAGATTTGCCGATGCTTTCGGACTGCACACGTCAGTGCTTCCGATACGTGTAAGAACACATTAACATGATTGGGACAATCTGTAAACGACAAAAAGCCCACCAGCTGAAGCCAGTGGGTGAATTGGTTTACTCTTTTGTAGTCCCATCTCGTTTACTAAATGCCAACTCAAACAACCCAGTAGCTGACAATCCCGCAAGGCCACCAGACCATAAACGTAACACTAAAGATAAGTCTGTAAATGGATAAGATACAACCCCGATCAACAAACCAATGACTAAACCGATTGCAGGAAGCACGTTGTTAGGAACATTAAAAGTTTTCTTTACAAACTGTACCCCTGCTAATACAAAAACAGCGATCACCGAAGCGAACGCCAGAACATCTGTTAAGTTTTGATTTCCCATACATAAATCCCCCTTATTCTACTGGCATACCAGCTGCTCTACGCAAGTGATTTGCAAAATCATTAAAGAGTACCATCCCCGATTTATCCCCATTAGTCTTGGCAGTATACCATTCAGGCGAGAGCCAACGGAAAATAATTTCTTGGGCATTACTCTTATGCAATTGCTTAAATGGCGCTGTTGAACCTGGCTGTAAGGGGATACCCGAAGCCATTCTAAGATTATCAGCAAGGTTGTGAAAGTGTGTTAAACCCACCTGATCCTTTTCTTTATGTGCCACAAACCATGCTGGGGATACATAATCATCGATTAGCCTTTGAGCTACACTGGCAGGCATCTGTACAGCAATAGGCGGTATAACGGACACTGGCTGTTCCTTAATCTCTGATACCACATCATAAAGCAAGTCTTTAAGTGTTTTACCTACAGATGTTAATGCTTGATCAATGTCACGTTTACGCGCAGGATCTAGTTGCTTATGGCTTGGGATGTGCGTCAGTGGGTTAAGTCCCCATTTGTCACAGCAATAGGCCATATACCACACAAAACGCTTGTACGACTCAAGGGTATTTATCTTACCTCCATAGCATAGCTCCACACCTAATGCGATATCATTAGCATCATCTCCATAAAGTTTATTGTCAGTTGTAACACTGTATAGGACATGCCAAGCCTTTTCTGCTGGATCTGGCCCCGTACCTGTGGGGATGATCTCTAATATCTTTTTATCGTCAATAAATGTCTGAGCCGAGGCTGAGCGTTCTTTAAGATTTTGAAAATAAGTAAAGTGGTTATCCGCCGTTGCCCCTGGATTACCTGTATCATGAGCAACTAAAAAACCCGGCGTTCCCGATGTTAAACGGGTGCCGGGTCGTACATTTTGACGCTTATTGATATAACGCCGTTCAATCGGGTATTTATCTTTAATCACTTAATTCCCTCCCATTCTGATAGCCACCACAATGGCCCCTATAATCACTGTAATGATTGCCCCGCCAACAGTCCTCCAAAGCCAACGCTGTGCGTCCTCAATCCTGTCTAGCCTATGATGTGCTGATTTAGTAGATTGCATAGCCTCTCGTGCTAAATCACGTGTAGCCTCGATTGTTGATGCCAATGCCGGTACCGCTTCAAGTGTTTTTTCAATTCTGGCCAACTGAATTTGAATCTCTACTAATTTATCCTCGGTGCCCATAACTCCGCCACCTCCCGACATCATTACTCCCCCCTCTTCCTACCTCTGATAAACAGCCCCCGGGGATCCGAGGGTAAAATAAAAACGCCTATATGGCGTAGTTTTAAAACAAACAAGGCATAATAGATTGGAATATTTTGTTGAAAAGTTACGTTCCATAGCTTATCAAGTAGCAGTTTTGTGAGAACCCCGCTGGATTCGTTAAGGTAAAGGAGGGCTTCCCATCCAATAGAGTTATATTACTAACCTCTAACGGGTTTGACTGCCCCTTTACCGTCATGTACTTATAGGATTCCCCAGGTCTTTTGTAAATCACAGAATGTGGTATTTGCGCAACGAAATATGAGTCTATAATCATCATTTCAATGGTATTAAAAGGAGCCGATTCCTTTACAGAAATTGAACTTTGCGCTGGGACGTTTAAATATGTGGAACGCACAACTTTTGCACTAGCAGCAGCCATAGTGCCTTGTATCCCAAACATGATCATGTCTTTAGGGATATTCTCTGGCTGTAGGTTAGGTTCTTCCACTGTGTACTTGGTAGTCTCATCGTGGTAACCGTTGTACACACCGCCTGCCTGTGAAAAAGCCACTCGCCCAAAGGAGGCATCGTACAGTGTGACTGGTACATAGAAGTCTGTTTGTTTCTTCATGGTTCCAGTTCCCGCAAATATCTTAACGCCCTCTATTACCTCTTGGGGTTTTGCGTTACCTACCCAAGTTACCTCTGCCATAACCACATCTCCTCCCTCTCTAAACTAGCAGTTTCCCCGCTCTAAGCAGTCCCATGGATTACTAGAACGAGATTTAAAGTGACCGCGCTGTAGTTTCGTAGCAGTATGGTTGTGGCGCCATCAACATGGGATATCCCTAGCATTGAATCAACGGTAAGCCCTCTGTTCATGCCTTCGAACTTCTCAAAATAGGCATACCCGTAACCGTCTTTCAAGGCTAAGCATTTGAAAAAGTTACCCACAGATGATACGTCTATATTAACGTTACCATTAGGTGGAATGCTTACCGTTTGTCTGCTGAGTTTTAAAATAGACATGACGGTTCTCATTTGCTCTACTGTAACTTTGATTTCCCCCGCACCTGAACCGCCTTTACGGTATCCCTCAGAAGGATATACAGCTAGACCGCCGTCAGGCCACAACCCTACGCCTACTGCCGGGTCTGAGCCACTGGTAATAACGGGAACACTCCCTTTAACACCAAATACTGTTTTAGTAGACAAAAAGCTAGAGGGTACAAAATTTGCGTCTACTGCTAGGAGTGTCCCGTACCCGCCGGAATTAAGTCCAGAAGCATAGTACCCCGTCTGAGGTTCCATGACAAGGCTTCCCATTCCATCGCCTTTAGCTGACAAGGCTGTAGTATAGGTTAGGCTGTCTCCGGCTCTAGTCCTATTGGGCATTGTTCCTGTAACGCCCGCTATTGTCGTATCGTTCAATACCTTTGCGGCTGGGACTGAAACGCCCGCAACTCCTCCCAATCCGTTGTGGTACCCTTCCTCTATACGTTGGGAGTAGATAGACGGGACTATATTAATAGCCCCGTTATTTTTCATTGTTCCAGTACCAGAAAATACCTTAGCGCCCTCAAGCACTTGGGGTGGCTTAGCGTTGCCTACCCATGTTACCTCTGCCATACCTTATGCCTCCTCAATCACCGCTGAGATGTAAACAACATTAGCCACACTAGATTTAACCTCAATTGAGATTGTACTTGCCGAAGTCGCGGCGAGGAATAGTGTGGGCAGGTGGTAGCTCTTAGCTTCCAAAAGCTGTGACGGTAGCATTACTGAGGTTTGAGCTTTACCATCGTAGAAAGTAACGTTCACTTCTACGGTGGCAGGAGATGTAAGTCTCAAGTACCCCTTGGCTTCATACATGCCCGCACCAACTGGCATGTAGTTTAGCATGCTCACATTCGATGTAGTCACTACTAAATTGTCATAGGTGTACCCGCGTGCTAAAGGTACCTCCATGATCTTTTTGTCCGATCCGCGGACTGGTACTGTATTAGCCGCAGTAGCTAGTGCCGGGGCGAATCCGCCTAGGGTGTCAGAGTTACCCCACTTGATCGGCACGTACACAATATTCGCTATCCCTGTCTCACTTGTGATATTTGTAATCGTCCAGTTACCCGCAGATACCAGACCAGCGGCTCCATTATGGGACGCTAGCACCTCTGTAACCTCTACGTGTGGGTACTGTGTAACTGAGGTAGTAGTCCCCAAGAGAATGCAGCACTTAGAACCATCATACGCAAGGCGCACAGACGTAAACGGTATGCTCCCCGACGCAGAATCTGCTAAAGCTGAAGCCATCGTCCACCCACCAGTGAAGTTATACCCGCCAATGGTGAGCTCCCACGCCCCGCGATTAGACGCGTACTCGTAGCCTGCTATCCTGATACTCATCATAGTAGCAGTCCAGCCGACCGGAAGGGTTATCTTAATGGTGCCCGTGTTATTCACGTTACCCTTGTAAGAGGCTACGTTGCTGAGTTTTACGGATTCAGCTCCATAGGTTCTCGATACAGGGGCAGTGAATTTACCCCCGGCACTGGTGATATTAACAACCCAAGGTGTCCAAGAAGACCCTACGTTACCAACACGCGAATACACATCACCTGTCGTTACTTCGGTGATCCGTTGCTCAACATAGTTAGCCCCCGCTTTAGATATGGAGAGGACACCATACGTAACAGGCGGTGCATTTGTGGTTCCTGCAGGCTGGTAGATAATATAAATCCCGTTGGATGTAAGGGTATTAAAGTCTGTGTTGTTTTGTATCTGGCTACGAGTCATGTATAGAGGGGCATCATTATAACCCGTCCAGACTGGAAACCATGCACTCCACACAGCCGCCGCGTCTTTATACCTCATGTGTGAGCCACCGCTAGACTGTAAAATAATCTGCCACGTCCATGTGTTTGCATTGTTGTGTGTCTCTGCACCACTTACAAATACTACGACTTGTCCCCACATACTAGCCGCTGGCTTATTAAGCGTAACAGGGCTAATGGGGTATACTCCCGCTGTAAGAGCAAGGTCTAAGTCTACAGTGGGGATAGTGTTAGCCCCACCCAGAGAGTTATAAACGTTGTTACGTGGTACCCTAATGGATGCGTCTAGCCCAGCGTAACCGTTAGCTACCCCTTTGGACGCGGTTGTCTCTATTTCCTGCCAAGAAGACCAAGTCCCATTGTAATAGTTTCTCGTATACCGCTTAGGCGAAGTTGTTCCCGCAAGTGAGTAGCAGTATATTTCCTGATTGAATCCGACTGCACCTGCGGTCTTAGTTACTCGTAAGCCGAAAGCTAAATTAGCTATCGCGGGTGGCATATTAAGGATCGTGCCCGCTATAGCGTTTGAATCACAGTGGTAAGTACCTTCTCCAATGACGTCATTTAGGTTCATGTCTGCTACTAGTCTTGTTGCTTGTCTTGTGATGGAATCAGGAATATGTGCATCAAGCAATTTAACATTTGCGTCCAATCCCGCATACCCGTTAGCTACATTCTTTTTATCCGTTGTCTCTGATAACTTCCAAGGTGACCAGACCGCTACACTACTTCTTGCCCTAATATAGGCGTTTCCGTTGGTAACGTCTATAACTTCTTGCTTAACATACGTAGTACTTTTGTCAGAGACGTACACAAACAGAAGCCCATAGGTTACTGCTGGAGCGTTAGTAATTCCCGTAGGCATATAGATTGACCATATACCGTTAGTTAGTAAGGTGTTAAAGTCTGTGTTATTAGCAATACGTGCTCTGGGCATAAATACAGGGGAGTCATTATACCCTGTCCACAGAGGTACCCACTCTTGCCACTCTTTTTCATTTATTTTTCTTCGAACGTATATCGGACCTATCGTACTAAAGAACATTTGCCATATCCAGTTAGAGACGTTGTCATGAGTGTCACCAGAGCTTACATGAACTATAACTTGTCCATAGTTAGCTTCTGGGGCTCCCGTAGCCGTATTAGTAACTGAGTAGGTACCAGCAGTGTACAAAGTATTGAGGTTGGTCGCACCTCCAGCTCCACCTAATGAACTGTATGTGTTAACACGTGGAACCTTAGAGGTAGCGTCCATCGCAGCTACACCACTAGCAGCACCCTTTTCTGTCTTGGGAATAGATGCATTCTTGGCGTTACTCTCTGCTGCGTTCCAAGCAGTACGCTCTGAGGCTGTGATGTGCCTTGTAGTGTCGTCAACGTGCGTCTTAGTCGCGGCTAGTGTGATGTCAGGGGCGTCAAAAGGATTGGCTTTGCCTGTGATAGCTTTAAAATACTTAGCTATCCATGAGAACCACTGAGTAATAGTGCCAGTTAAACTATAGGGTGTAGCAATCGAGGGATCCGCAGTACGGTTACCTATCGTAGTGTCTGTAGCCGATCCCGCAGCACCAGCTCCAGGAGTGAGCCCGGCCAACTTCGCCTTTTCGGCAGAAGAATAATCCTCTGTTGAAAGTTGTTTTCCAGATACCTTATCCACTTTGCCCGAAAGCTGATTGGTGACCGTGGCCGCAAAGTTAGGATCATTATTCAGTGCGTCCCCAATTTCTTTAAGTGTATCGAGAGCGTCCGGTGCAGCACCGACCACAGCTTGAATACGCTGGTCCGTCTCCGTTTTGCTGTAAGTGGATGATTTATCTGCCTTTGCAAGTAGCGCAGTATCTGCATAGGTTTTAGCAGCTGATAGAGCAGCATCTGCTTTAGTCTGAGCACCGGCAGGTGTCTCCTTGGCTTTCCATTCCGCTCTTTCAGCAGCCGTTATGTGCTTAACCGCATCTTTTTTATGCGTATCAATATCTGCAGTATTTTGATCCACAAGCTCATTGACGGTCTCAATACCATCCTCAATATGATTCAAGCGTGCCGATGTAATCCTCGTACCCTCCTGGACTAATTCATAAAGCGGGCGCCCTGTCTGTGGATCAGTCTTTTGCTTTCCTGAGGCATCCTTAATCGGCTTGGTCAGATCGGGAATCTCGTCCCTCCATTGCTGCTTGTTATACGCCACCAACATTCGCCTCCAATCTCAAAACTATTTCAAAGGCAATCAAAAACCCCTTATCGTTTTTTGTAACGGTAAGGGGGTGGTCTGCCAGTATGTTACCTTCAGCATCCAGCAAGGCTGCGCCTAAAAGCTGTTTGCCGACGGCTTGCGTCTCTGTTATATAAATGTACTTTCGAACAGAAAGTCCAGCTACAACCGTGTTGTAAATAGGATACGTCGTCTGAACGCCTCCTATATTCACCCGCGCGCTGACGATGTGGCCATTCAAATTCGAAATCAACTTCTCCAGAAGCAACTGCTTAATAACGTCTGCCATTACTCCCCTCCTCCAAACGGCACTTCAAACCCGCAAATCGGGAAGTCTACTCCATGAGAGTACCCAGTACCTTTTATATTAATGACTTGCGTCGGAACTGCTGAACTAAATACTGCTCGACGAATATGAACCGGACGCACGTATTCAAAATCAGCCTGCAGACCCGCCATGTTAAACGGTTGAACTAAGGAAAATTCAAAATGGATCTCTTTTGCTAAAAAGTCCTCAGAAACATTTTTCAGCTTTCCATGCTGATTCCCTAGTTCCCGCAATAGAGGTAGCTTAAAAGGTCGGTCGCCCCAGCGCTTCCGGCGTATCGCCTCTCTACGCTCATCATCACTTCCCTCTTGAGTCTTCCGGAAGTACATCCATTCCCAGATCCACAACGCCCAGGTCGATCTTCGCAGAATAAACTGATTACTCAGATCGTCTATAGTTTGCAAACGATCGTCCATTTCCTTCTCAAAAACTGAAAAATGACGGTCTGCCATATCGATCTCATACCAATACGGTGGCAGCATTTCGCGGTATCTAAGCGGAATCATAGCAGGATCACTTCCACTCTCAAAACAGACGACAAGGGGAGAACAATATCCTCCTCATCCCCATTGAGGGTCAAACTCTCGTAATCATCCACGCCTGGCAATAGTAGCAAGGCAGCCACGTAATTGTATATTAGTTTGGACCGTCCGCTTGCGTAATCCAATACACGTTGCTGAATGGTTGCCGCCAGCACAGTCAGATCTGTACCGCTAGACGTTAGCAAGCGTGTCTCTAAGCGTACATTAAAGACCGGAGCCGGATGTACCAATAAATCATGCCCAGCGATCCGCCGCTCCTCCCACATCCATGCTTTGACCATCTCAGCGAAATCCTCTGTGATGGGCTGTCCATCCAGGTTGGTTAAATAAAGATCGATGGAGTTATCATGGCGTTCTTTTTCACGCGCTATCGCTCCACCAACACCGGACATCTCCGTGGCCCAGGTTTCATAATCTTTGCGACGTCCGCTCCCGATTTCGGTAGCAGCACGCTCCAACATCCGTAGGCGAAATGTATCGTCACTCTCCCCATCCTTGCGGATAAGACCTGCAGCCCATCCGTGACCATCAAGATACTCGGAATCTGCCCAAATCGGAAACCCTTGAACGAATCCATAAGTCCATAGCATTTGCTGCTCCGCAAGCTCTAACGCAAGTGGATACCAAAGATCATAAAAGTATTCTCCTTCTCCTGTTGGCGGCGGTGGTAGCCCTCGTTCAAGCGCCAAGGCTATGGCACGGTTAACCCAACGTTGATAGATTTCCTCCGGCTCTTCTTCTAGGATAGGCATGTAGGGGAGTGACGGTAAATCACTCAGTTTAATGGTCATACACTAATCGCCTCCTCCAGTTCCACTTGACCCGCTAAGCCAGTTATCAATATTCTAAGATGCATCTCCTGTCCTTCTCGAATCATCGATCGCACCTCAGCACGCACAATCTCGGTATGAGCAGTCAAAGCTTCCTCCATATCTCGTTTGATCTCTACATCCTCCCAAGTAGACCACTCCGATCTCTCCACGCCAACCTCCTCGCCGTATAACACATACCTGAAACGCTCAGTATTCAGAATCTTGAGTGCTGTCTGAACTAGATATTCTTCATAAGTGCTGGTCTTCTTCGGGTAACCATCTTCAGTAAGAACGGCGCGCCGATTACGGTAATCGATTAAATACGTCCATTTCGTAGCCGATACAACAGATTCAGTAAGTTCGACTTCTCCAATGTCCGATATATCTAACTCAGGAAAAAAACTATCCGCCACTACTGCCCACATCCTTCCCGAGCACATAATACCGCTGGCCTGTCATCCGAGAAACAATAAGCTGATCTCCAACCTTCAGAGGGCTGGGGATCGTTAGGACACCGGTTAACTTTGAAACCTCAAGTTGCTCAACCTCAAAGACTGCATCGATACGGCGTTCCTGCAGATATTCTGCAAAGACCAGTTTATCTGCAAGATAAGGTTCCGGGTCACCTTCTACCTGAATTTTCGGATTACCTGGCCAGCTCAATAATGTCGCTCGTTCGGTATCTCGAGAGTCAATATGACCTTTCGTCTTTTCCTTCAACAAATTCAATGCGTCATTTAGCAACGTTATTCCCTCCTTTCCAGTTCAAGCTTCACAGTGTATAACCCATTCTTAAAACTGCTTTCTGCAGACTCTACAATCCACTTGGAGGTATGGTCCGTTTTGATCAACACCATCCATCCAGCCCGAAGCCCTGTCAGCGTATGGTCTTCATGCTTGACAGTAATTTTCTTAATCTGCTTCGCCTGCGACAAAGCCTTCAGGCGCTGCGTAGCAATCGTAGCTGGGTCCTCATCTTCTTCCACTTCAATGATCTCTTCCATCCTGCCCATGGCTTGAACTGCACCAGCTGCTGTCTTAGTAACTGATGAAGCAAGCTTATCGTCCTTATACTTCTGTGCGGTGACAACCGTGTAAGTCTCCTCAATGCTATAACCAGCGGTGCTAGCCTCCATCTGTTCCGGGATAAACACAGGAACAAGGGTGTTCGTTCCCTCCCTAACTACCTGCAGATAGAAACTAGTATCCGTTCGGACTACATCTACATGATAACGGTAGCCGCTACGCTCATATGCCTTTTGCAGCACATCCAAGATAACTTCTGAGTGGAACATCGTGCCATAGCGTTCATCCAAGTTAAACCCTAACGAAGGACAACGAAAATCAATTCCGGTAGTTTTGATATAACGCTGCAGCTCCGCGCCGGCTTCACCCTTTAGGTATGGGCGTGTGCCTTTGTTCTTCGCTAAATACCAACTCATCTCCCGAGCTTCAACCTCCCATTCATCCGTGAACTCATTTTGTTCATACTTGATGATGGGTCCATAGAAGAACTGGTTCTTGTGATGAAGCACTCCCATGCCTTTCAGCCGTGACGAAAAGCACATCAGCATACCGGCTACCTTCAGATCAGCAGCGTTACGGAGTCGAACAGTTGCGCTACGTGCGATTTCATCTCGTGCTGAAGACCAGGACAATTCAACTGCCGCATCCGTCAACAGCTGTCGATTACTCTCCTTTCCGTAAAGGATCGCAAAGTTATCCATCTCAACCCCGCCTTTTATTTAACACTAGAGTTCTTATCCAAAATCCGTTCTTTTTGAGCCAGATAATCAAAGGTGCCTTTAGCGTTAGCAGTGGATTTCTTCTCTTCATTTTTCTTCTTTTTTTCTTCTGCTTTCTTCGATTTCTCATTTTTCTTCGTCTTATTCTTCTTGTCCGTTTTCCCCGTTGTATTAGGTCGACTTTTGGATGACTTGGTTATGATTACACCCGGTTTCAAGAGCTGCTTTGTATTGGAATACGAAACAATTTTAACTGGGTTGAACTCTACAAAATTAAATGTGATATGCAGATTCGCCTGGCCATCTTTATACGTGGCCTCGAAACTTTCAAACCACATGGTTTGCGAAAAGAGCGATTCAAAGTTGATCACAACCGGCTTGAGCTTCCATTCCTCCATCAACTTCCAAGCCTGTTCAGGAGACTGGTAAGCGACCGTCTCTTTTCCAGTCTCCCAAAGCTCTTCCCAGACTCGCGGGAAGATCGTAGAAAAAGAGACCCGCTTCAGCTTCGAAGTGAGTCTCTTACTTGTCTTCTCTTCACCGGTGATTACTACAAAGGAGTCTACCTCATTGCTGCTAATGATCTGTATCTCTGCCGGTGTAATTGGAAAAGTGAAGCGATTCTTATCACGTATCATGGTCAGCATGATTATCCCCCACTTTCCAGAGCATTGTACAACTCTTCGCCGAAAACCTTGCGGAACAGCGCTCGTCCCTGCGGGCTGGTCAGCATCTTAGCGAATTCAGCAAAGTTGGTAATTCCCTTGGCTAGTTCACCAAAATCGATGTTGATGTTCTCAATTACGATATCGCGGATCGCTGCAGGTGCCTGCGCTAATGTCTTCGCTACCGGGATACTGGAAGATCTCATACCTACCGCACCACCATCTGCATAGGGACGAACACCAAGCAGGCTCCCCGCCTGTTCCCACAATGCTCTTCCTCGTTTACTCCGCTGCCGCGAAAGTGGAATGATCATCTCTGGACCAGCTTCACCGACCAGTCCCATATGTGGAGCACTGATAAGCCCACCATCAGCGTACTTCTTCTTGCGCTTTTTCCGACGTCCAAAGAATCCAGAAATGCCATCATACATTTTCGTGGCCAACTTCTCACCGCCGATTGTTCCTAACAGCCCCCCAATTGCACCGCCAACGGCTGTTCCTACACCAGGCATGAGGAAGGTACCAAGCATTGCACCTGTTGCGGCGCCACCTAAGATCCCCCCTCCAATTCCACCAGCTACTTTAGCAGTCTGTCGCCCGCGCTTTCCTTTACCAGCAAAGAGGATATCCCAAGCATCCATGGCGTAGCCAACAGGTCGAACCACTTTGCCAAGTAATTTCGTACTTCTGGCAAAGGTTTTCATCTTGGCAGCCTGCCTACGCAATTGATGACCCGTCGAGCGTATTTTATAAGCATCAGTGAGGCTACTCGCTTTACTCATCGCCTTGGTGTAACGCTTCAGGCCTTGCCTTTTCACCATTTCAAGCGAACCATGGATCCCTTCGGCATAGCCGGCTCCGTAACCTATTCTGTCGTTGTTATCATCAATGTAGGCCTTCGCCTTATAAGCTTGAGTTCGCAAAGGTTGCGCGCCAACAATGCCTCCATTTGCATAAGCCCGTACACCCAGCATCGCGCCAGCTCGTTCCCACAGTTCCACCCCTCGCTGCCGGCGCCCTGCAGAGAGAGGAATAATCGCTTCCGGTCCCGCCTCACCGACTAACCCGATATGAGGTCGAGTAATAATATCGCCGTTTGCATATGCGGCACCACCACTGGATTTCATAAGACTTGGTGCACTAAATGATTTCGTAGACCCTGCTCCAGTCAGGGTATTCAGAATACCCATAGCACCGATTGCTGTCGACTTAAGTTCTGGGAATTTACTCTGCATCCCCTTGGAAATCCTCGTAATAATGGTACTGCCCCAGCTTTCACTCTGACTCGTAACCGTTTCTATCGATAGCAGCTGCTGCTTCGTCTCATCAGTCGCCGTCTTTACTGCAGTCCCGATTCCGAGCATACTCGCTCCCGCTGCACCAGCACCCTGAACAATTCCAGCAGTGCTGATTTTCGTGGTTACACCTAACTGCTGAGTCTGTCCAGCTGTTTTCTGTGCAGCTGCTCCAACAGCCTGCACGTTTTGCTGAGCATTGCCCGATTCTGTGCTTTTCCACGCGCCAACAAATGTATTTTTAATCTTATCGACCGTTTCCTTAACGCCGCTCTCGTTAACAGCACTAGTTAATGCGGTCTTTAATCCATCCTTGGCGACATTGGCCCGGAAAGCGTTGAAGGTCTCCTGTAATTGTTTTTCTCGTTCTGGGGTCAGGTTACCAAAGGTGATCTTTGCTTCAGGTGGGGGTTTAACCTCTGGCTTTTTCTCTTCCTTTTTCTTGGTGATGCCGAGCCATCCACCTATTGAAGCTGCTGCATCCTTAATGCCGCCAGCAGCCGAAACCACTCCATCTACGACAGACTTAGTGATTCCGCTTGAATCAGCCATGGAACCCAGTTTATCGCCAACCCATCCGCCTGCTGCCGCTCCTAATGCAGTGCCTATTGGTCCAGCTAATGAACCAACAACACCCCCGAGGATTCCCCCTGCTGTACCTCCGATTAATGATCCACCTGTAGACGATACTCCAGCTTTAAGCCCATCGTCTTTTGATGCTTGATACAGGTCATACCCTGACAATCCAATACCAGCTACAGTACCTGCAATTCCTAATGCTTTTACGGCTTTGGTACCACCCTTGGCCAAGCCTTTCAATACTCCCCGCCTAGCTGGTACATCTGAAACATCTGATATGATATCCGGGATTGATGATGTCCCACGAAGCCGAGCGGTATTACGGTAAGTAACTCGTCCTCTTCTCGCGGAAACGTCTGGAATTGAGTCAACATCAGGAATATTAGTGGTCCGCGTACCCCGGCGCGCTCTGATTAAGCCTGCACCTCCACTGCCACCAGTTGTTGTTCGGGTGTTAGATCCAGTCGCACCGGTGCGCCCGCGCCGGGTTAACCTACCTCCAGAGCGACTGCCTTGCCCGCCAAGAGAGCCACCCAGACCGCCAGCTTCATTAAGATAAACAACACTGGCATTTACAGTCATGGATGATAAAGAACTCAGGCTGCCACCCAAGCCTCCACTTGATCCACCGGTGGTGCCACGTCTCAGTCTGAATCTACGGAGGGTGGAAGTATTGACCTCTTCAATTGGATTTGAAGTTGAGGTATTGGTTCCCCATCGACCACTTACCTTGCCTAGATCATTTAAAACTCCCTTTCCAAATTTCAGACCCTTTATAGCAGCTATGCTACCTCCGAGGATCATCAAAGAGTTATTGATCAAAGAAAAGTGATCGCTATATATACTTGTTGCTTTGCTGACAAAACCAACAACTTTAGTTCCTAGTTCCTGTATTTCATCTTTATTTTCCGTGATAAGAGTATTGAATTCTTTCAGTACAGGTAAGACAGCCGTCGAAAGGTTTGCCCCCAAATCCTGCATCTGTTGATCAATCTCTGCACGGGTCTGAATGATACTGGTCATCGGGTTGGCATCTTGTTGAGCTTTGACCATCCTATCGGTAGTTCCTGCAATCTCTGCAGGAGCCGGCTGAAATGGAACCTGAAAGGTCTTCAGAATAGCATTCCCGTTGTCCTCTGCAGTAGCTGAGCCGAGCGAAACTAACGAAGCTTTCAACTGGCTCTGTGTTTGACTGGCCAGGTCCCCGACCAGAGCCATCAGAGCGCCCTTCGCCCGCTGCTCATCACCAGAATTTATATCACTGGTAAATGCCGCAGCTTGTTTCGCTGCATCGTTCTTACCCGCTCCGCGCAAAGTGAAGTACTTCTCCATATCACCCGAGTCGAGTGCTTTGACACCAAACGTCTCCTTAATGAAGTCCGCCGGCTTGTCAAAATTGAAAGCTCCCTCCTTGACGCTTTGGGTCAAGAAGTTGGCCATCTGCCCGGAGTTCGCTCCGGTATTTTTGAAATATCCGGAATACTCCCAGAATGTATCGAAGAGATCTTTCTGTGGATCGCCTACTTGGCTGTAGGCGTATGCCATACTGTCTGCAACAGAAGCGTAAGATTCTTTGAAGGTATTCGCGGATTGCGAGAGTCCTCTCCCAATTTCCTCAACACTAGCATCTGGAATAAGAAATTGGAGTTGCGCAGCCGAGGTCAACATGTCACCCGCCTGTGATTTATCCCGAACCATTGGTGCTAAATCTCCCAGCATTCCAGCTGCCTGAGCTTGCGAAGCCACAAGTCCTTTGGCATGCAGCTGATTACCTACTTGAAGAGCATTGATCCGGTCCTTTTCAGGTATGACCGATGCACTGCGGGAGGCCTCGGAATAGTAGTCCATGACATTTCCGAATAAGGCGTCTTTGATTCCGCCGCCGATCAGAATTGCGCCAGCTGTTGCCGCCAAAGTGGTTAATCTTGAGGAAATTCCGTCAATGACTGGACTGACCCCATCTTGCGCTTGTATATGCACCCGCGAATCGCTCATACCGCGGATTTCAGCATCCGCACGAGATGCTGAGCGACGCAATTCATCTGCTCCTGATTGAGCGCGGCGAAAGATATCATCAACGTTTGCGCGCCCCAGTCGACGTACCTCATCTGATGCGTTACCGACCCGGCTCCCCAAATCATCCGCTGCGCTCCGGGAACGCCGAAGATCAGATACCAGGTTATTCCCCATCTGTCCTGCGGCACGCCTGAAGTCGAGCAAATCATCTGTGGCTCCACGGAGTGCTGTTCGTATATTCCGGACAGCACCGGAAATAAGGTCCTGCGCTTCGAACGGGACCGTCACTTTTGTTGTCGCTGCTATGGTTGTTCACCTCCATCCTGCCTATTTCTTGTTAGCCAGGCGTTTGGCTTCTTCTTCAGCAATCATCCCCGCGGCAAGACAGAAATAATACTGCCGCTGTTTATCCACCTCATACGGTAGGATTTCAGCCGGCAGCCGCTTCTGGTTAATCCAAAAGGATGCTACCCAGCTTGCTTCTCCGTCTTGCTTGATGAGTTTTTTGCTTCTTTCATAAGTTCGTCCTTTGTTTCTTGGAAATTACGCACAGCTTTGCTAAGCTCCGAATAATCAGCAGGATTGTCTAGGATACGCGGTGGTAGTTCATATTTACTGGTGCAGTTGAAGGCGAGTAGTAAATCTTTATTGTTCCAATCAAAATCATGCTCTGTTGATTTAACGATCATGACGTCGATCTCGTTAAAGGAATCTTTCGGATCACCATTTTCCTCATAGGCCAGCTCATAGGCTCGGCGTACCTCAATAGTGGTCAGGCGGCGCACAAACCATTCTTCTTCGTCTGCCTGCACAGTAATGGTATCGTCTTTACGACCTGATTTGCCTTTGGATAGGTATTTTTCTAATTTATCGCTCATAGTGATTTTTCCTCCAATTTTTTTATCGATATGAAATAAAGAAAAAGAGACGGTTACCCGTCCCTATGCCATATAATCCGGAAACTGTTCAATAAAATCAAAATCATTCGCCGTACCAGAAAGTGTGATATCGATGCCATTGTTGTCGTCAATCTTGGCAACCAGCAAATCCATTTCATCATGAATATGCACACCGCTGAT